TTCTTTGCCTACATCTATCTCATCAAAGAAGTTAGTAGTGCTGCGAAGATGACATGACATTATTCCCCTTGCTCCGAGACTTTTGATTATCCTGATGGTTTGAATATGGAGCCATGAGGTTCTATCTGTGCTGTCTATATTGAAAGTCACACTCATTTCGCAACACCTACTATTTGAAGTCTCCTCACAAGCCGATCCCCTATGCGGTCAATGTCATAGTCGTCAGAGATCTTATTATCGTGAATGTCGGCATTGAGGATGATTGATTTTTGACCTCCGATTGAGGCCGCGAGGTCGTTTAGATCGTTGCTAAAATTGTTCAGAGATTGAGTACCAAAATCACCTTCGGGTTCAGGAAGCGAGAAATCCCCCTGAACATCGCTTTGCCAATCGGCTGTGTCCACCTGTGCCGCTGCCGCTTCGACGGCTTCTTTTGTAAGACCTTCTGGAAGTTCTTGGCCCTTGCCTGTTATGAAATTCCAAACGCCGCTGAAAAATCCTGCTATTTTCCCCCACACTTCTTTGGCTGTATCCCAGATTCCATCCCAGATGCCCGAAAGAAACTCGGTAATTCCATTCCACGCGGTCTCGGCAGTTGATCTTATCGCAGCCCATACATCGCTTATTGCCGTTGCTACTTTATCCCAGCTTTCTTTCGCGATGTCGTGGACCTCATCCCAATCACCTCTCAAGGCAGCCTTTATCCCTGCCCACGTGGTTTTCATGTTACTTTCAACACCGGCCCACACGTTGTTTACGGTATTTTTCACTCCGTCCCAGACGCTGCCAGCGGTGTTTTTGATTCCATCCCAAACAGTCGAAAGCGCGCCTTTGATACCTTCCCAAGCCGTTGAGAATGTCTCACTGATTCCTTCCCATAGATTAGAGAAGAATTCTGTAAGCTCTTCCCAATGGGTTATTATCCATGTAACAGCCGCTATGATTCCCCCAATGGCAAGAACCCAAATCCCGGCAGGACTTGAAATCATCGCCCATATGGAAGAACCCACATTCTTGAATGTTGATCCTATCTTTGTTACCATGCCCGGCACACTCGCAAGTGCTTTCTTAAGAACCCCGCTGGAACCCAAAGCCCCGGCAACATCACCGATTAACTTTTCAAAATGTCCAAACGCTCCAAGAGCAGGACCAACTGCGGCCGATATTCCCAGACCCCAGAGAACCATTTTCTGCTTCACAGGATCAAGCTCACTGAACCATTTGATGATGTTCCGTATTGCACCAATGAGAGGTTCCATCGCATCCATGAGATCGTTAAAGGCGGGGATGAGAACGTCTCCGAGATCTTGCGCAATGTTCTTAAACTTTGCCTGAAGCTCGTTCCAAGCCTGCCCTGTTGCGTTTATCCCCTCTGTCTGCTCTGCAAAAGCCGTCGTTGTTGCCCCTGTCGCATCACTCATTGCTGCTGTTTTCTCCGCCCATGTTTCAGCTTGAGGACCCAGCAAGGCCAAGGCGGCTGGCATGGCTTCCATTTGCGGAATTAGTTTTCCAAGCTCTATTAAGTTATCTCCCGCGCTTGCAGTAAGCATTTGAAGCGTTTCCTGAAAGCCTTCCATTTCTATGATCGAAGCAGTTAGAGAAGCCGCGTAATTTCTCTGCGACTCGGCATTATCGTCCCACGCTTTCTTTAACTGTTTGACAGTTGCTGTGTCACCCGCAGCCTCGGCTTCCTTCATGGCCGCCGATAGTTCCTGCGATCTCTGCGCATACTCATCTAATTTGGCCGCAGCCTCACCGCTTATTTTGCCTTGATCTATCATTTCATAAGCTAACTGCTGCATCTGAAAAGCCATTTCTTCGGTTGGTTTTGTCAGAGCGTTAAGAATACCCGCGAACTGAGTGGCAACTTTGTTTGTATCCCCCGTTACCCCTGTCAGTGTAGCGAAGGTCCCAAACATTTCTTCTTGACTTAGGTTGAAAGCCTCTGCAAGGGGAGTTACCCGGCCAATCGCGTTTGCGAGTTCCGGGAAAGTGGTCTGACCCAAAACAACCGTTTGCAAAGCCAAGTCAGCAACCTTTTGAACTGCATCAGCGGAAACGTCGCCATACGCCTTTGTAACCGCAGAGGTCAGATTAACGGCTTCCTCAACCGTGGAAAGTCCGGCAACGGCGGCTTTAGAGTTTATTTCTAAAATGCTCATTGCATCGCCCGTATCACCAAAAGCCGAGATTACCTGATACAAACCACCCGCGAGATCTTCCGTGCTTTTCCCAAGCGACATTGAAAGATCCTGAACGGTATCTTTGTAGCTTTCAATCTTCTCTTCCTGCCCGGGTATCAGGGTAGAAACGTTTGCCATCGCCTTGTTGAAATCAGTAGAAGCCTTGAAGGACGCAACACCTATACCCATTAGCGGCGCGGTAATCGTGGCTGTGAGTGACATTCCCAGACTTCTTAGCTGTTGCCCTTGCTGTTTCAATGTCTGCCCGACTTTACTCATCCCATCTTGAAACTGTGAAATGTCGCTGCCAATTTTCACCAGGAGATTAGCTACTGCCATCTTTCTTCACCACCTTGCCGCCAAAAGCCGCGTTTAGGATCTTCGTCATCTCGATCATTTCCTCTATGCTTTGTTTCTTCTTGGGTTCTTTTTTCTTTCCGGTCAACATAAAATCCTCAAGCGTGAATGGCTTCTTCCTTTTCTTCCTGTCTCTGTTGACGTTTGCCAAGATAGAAGCAATGAGGGCGGCTCTTGCGTCCGCCCTCTTTTCTTGGTTCTCGTGTTCCTCTAACAGCAAATAAATATCCTCAAGCGAGAGTGTGTTGATCTCTTCGGGTGTCAGGTTAAGGGTTATTCTTGCGAAGGCCCAGAGTCTTTTCGTTCTGCTGGGCCGCTTGTAGGGTTTACCACTATCAGCTGATTGAGCGCGTTCATAACATCTCTCATGTTGTCGAGTCCGATCATGGACCCTACCTGCTCTTCAGTGAGTGTGGGATCTTCCCAGAGAAGGCACTGCCAAAGCAAAAGCCTGATATCCGAAATAGTCATTTCAGATACCTTGAGGTTTGTCATGTCTTTGCCTGTCCTTTTCTCAAACTCGATCATCGCGTTGAGGGTGATTCTCAAATGCCTCTCTTTGTCTAGGTTGATAATAGGCCCTGTCATTCAATCACTCCTACGTACTTGCGAGCGTGGGTTTGCCCGAGACTCTGAATGTTGCCGAGAACCCGAGTTTTCCATCGACCGGCGCATCAGTTTCAAAGGACTTTGGGTAACCCGTAAAGGTCCACGTCAGACTATTGGGATATGTGATCGTATAACTCCGAGAGGTCCTTGATACCAGATCTGCGTAAATTCCCGTTACAATGGCAGACGTGAGATTTCCTTCTACGGAAAATTCCCCACCGTCAAGCAGCCCCGCGACAAATTCCTTGAAATCGTCTGACGAGCTGTGGTTTGTTATGTCTATTTCATCGACCGTTATTCCCGGACCAGAGATGTTAGTTATCTCCCCAGCCGAAGGGCTTACGGTCGTTCCGAATGCTGCAACTCCTGAACTGGCCATGTTAATTCCTCCTTATTCCTTGATTGTGAATCTAAAGTCCATAATGACTCTGTACAGCTTTGTATCCATATCGTATATGTCAGTTTCATTGACTAAAAAGCATGACATTACTTGTTTTGAATCGTACGTCCCTGTATAACCCGAAAGCGCCACCCTGACTTGCTCCGCGAGATTCTTGACTTCGAGGTATCCGTAAGCCCAGCAATCTATCTGCATCCGAGGCTCTGCATAGATTTGCCCTTCATGATAGTAATGTCTGGGAGCTGATACTTTGAAGTACGTGATAGCGGGGAAGTCTGCATCTTGAGGGAGAACTTGAGCATAGATTGAGCTTGCCGTGGCTGTGATGCTGGTTGTGAGATGGGTTAAAAGACCTTTCTCAATCATAAGCTCACCCCCGTGTCAACTTTGTCAACCGCTTCTTCGAGTGCTTTCTTGAACAACTCGTTGATCTTGCTTTCGTTCTCGTCTAGGGCGGGACGAAGAAAGGGATGAGCAGGGACTCCGGGCCTTCCATATTCTACTAAGATTCCGTAATAAACCTGTCGATTATCCTTTGTGTTCACTTGCCCCGCCGCCATTGCTTCGTCAGATGTCCCAACT